TTGATTCTTCTTCGCCCTTCCACCGAAGGTGACGATTTAAAATCGTTCCTGTCGGTTGTTCGGTTTTACGAGCAACATCGCCGCTTTCGCTTCTCGCCGTTGTCGTTCTGACATCTTCGGAACAAGAATCCGAATTGTCTGACCCTTTCTTTTTTCTTTGAAAAAAACGGTTTGCTGAGCAGGCCTCGCCACGGGCGGGCGTGGCTCCGCCACCAGCGCTGCTTTGCCTTCGGCCATTTGGGGTTCCCAAATGCGGGCCTCCGGTAAGGAAGATTGCCGAGGGGGGGTTCGGCACTGACAGAGCCACGGGGCTACTGTTTCAGTTGAACCATAAATGTCATGGACATTCAGGCAAATTTTACACTTCGTGTTTTCCATCGATATAACACGCTCCGCATATCTCTGTATTTTTCATACAATCGAGCGTAATAACGTCACGATCGCAAATTCTACAATACATAAGTATCATTCTTCTTCCTCCGCTTCGCAGTCGTCGCAATAGCAATGGGTAAAACTACCCCATCGAACACCGCCCCAGCATGTTCTCATTTATCCTCATCTCCTTCATACAAGTCGAGGATAACACACCAAGAAGTTTCGTTGCTGATAGTTGCAGCAACCCAAGTCCATTTTCCGTCTCGCTTTACTCGCCAATATGGTTTAGCCATGTATACACGGTGTATACATTCACCTATAAGTTTAATCCAGTACCGATACCAAATGTACCGGTCAATCCTGAAGCGAACATTTGCCAAAGTCCCTTTTGCTGTTCTTCAGGTGCTCTTTTGATCACCTCAATATTTGCACCCGCCAATGTAATCGGGACAGATGCCAATGCAACAGTTGGCATCATTTGCAATTTTCTTACTGCAGCTAATCCAAATCCGGATTGGCTGTGCGCTGCGGTATGAATAATATGGAGACTATTCACCGCTGCCAAACTACTTGTGTAACCATAGTATTGAAAAGCCGATATCTCGCCTCTTTCATATTGGCCAGTCATGTCATGCACAGCATGAAGGTACCCTAGACCTGGTACGAAATGCAGTGGGTCAATCATTCAACCCACTCCATACCACATGATTCACATGTGCAATGCACAATTGGTTGTTTAGGATCCGTGTCGTCAACGAGCACAGAATCCACTCTGTTCGATGAACACCTTGGACACACGATATCACTTCTTTCTACGTGTGTTTTTCTTTTTCTTGTTGACTGCAACAAGTTTCTTGGTCGATTTTTTACCGTCTGTATAACGGTATCGAACCAATTTTCCATCCTTCTTGAATGTCTTTCCATATTTGTAAGCCATCAGAAGCACACTCCGCTCACATTGGCAATGAGTTTGTCGCTAATGCCTAGCAAATGTGCTAGAATCATAACACCGATCAATTCGATTCGGTTCTCTTTAACAGCGCAGAAAATTCGTGCGGCTGCAGTTGTAGCTTGAACAGCTTCAACTTCTGGTGTTGGTGTCATATTCATGCCTCCAACATCTTTTCACACATGTAACCACGATGAGTTCCAGGAACCAAATCAAGTGTAAGCCCAACACCTCGGGCAATCTCGTCTTGATTTGCCACTGTAATCTTAATCAATCCGCATGCAAAAATTCCACCTTTTTGTACCGTCATACCACCAACAGTAGTGCCGGTTACAGTCGAACGAGCATGCAATTGCAAAGTTGGAGCTTGATTCGCTCCACCGGGATAATCCACCTGTGGATATGGCAAATTATCGTTACGATCTGTTGCGTTATCCAACACATCATCAAAAGTCTGAGCAACGTCAAACATTCGTGCCATCCAGTTCTGAGTGGAACTCAAATCAGGACTGACGGGGTCAGGACTTTGCGGATATGCCCTCGAATCTGCATACCCTTCAATAATTCCACGGCTAACAGCGCCGTTCACGTTGATTCCAACCATGTGTAGCGTGCGCTCAACACCAGGAGCAGCACCACCTTGTTGTGGAATTACAATTTGGGAAGCTTCCCATTCACCAACCGCATATTGTTGCGGAAGTGGTTCTTGATTGTCATAAGGAAGCAAATTGCTACCAATTCCTGCAGCGACGTGACCGACATCAGCAAAAATCTTGAAATCTCTAAAAGCAGCAACAGCTGATTCCGCACCAGAGTCTTCAATAGCCTCTCGTTGCTGTTTGTTCCATGCGTCAAATGCAGCCTTATACGCCTGGTACATTACCCAAGTATTGGGTAGTTTCTGGGTAATAAACGTGGCAGGGCCATCAGTAAAAAACTTCAATCCGCCAACTGCCCAATTTATTCCCTGCCGATAGAATCGGCGATTGACCAATGAGCCACATTGGCTCAAATCAATATAAAAATCAGTTTGTCCGCCTGGTGGAACAGTCGGTGTTCTAAAATATAATGTTTCAACCGCAGGTTCCATTTTCTTCATGCCATATTTTCGCTTAGATCGCTTTGCCATGAAGTCTGTGCTACTGTGCGTAGTCTATAATAATTCGCCCCGTAGCGCCAGCGATCAAGATGGTCATCGACCTCCCTCCGAAGACTCTGCACCGTGATGCATGCACCAGGATTTGATTCTTCTTCGCCCTTCCACCGAAGGTGACGATTTAAAATCGTTCCTGTCGGTTGTTCGGTTTTACGAGCAACATCGCCGCTTTCGCTTCTCGCCG